TACATATTGGAAAATTAAAGTAAAGAAATAATATGATAAAACTTACTCAACTAAACGAAGCATCGGAAGTAAAATTCAAAGAATTAAAACCTATTCAACAAAAACAGGTTGTGGCATTTCAAAAAGTAATTGGTGCAGACCATTCTCAAATTTTTTCTGGTATTCACGGAATGGTTGTGGATATCCCAGCAGATGGTAACTTTGGAAGTGGTTATCGTTTTGGAGCTGATACTCTTAAAAAATTATTAGCATTAAAGATTCGTTGGGTTGAAGCGGATGGTGATGTAATTTCAATAGGATTTTAATATGATAAGTCTTAAGAAAATATTAAAAGAAGCAAAAGTAGATTATCAAGTATACCATAAAACATACTCAGCAGCAATAGCTACGGCTAAAGCATATGCGGAGAAAAAAGGATATGAAGTTGATGATGAAGATTCTTTTAATAAAATAGGAATGGGCCCTAGAAAACCATCTGCTGGTAAAACAAATAGATTTTCAATTGAATTAACTAAAAACGGAAAACCACAAAAAAAGTTGTTACATATTCAAGTCTATAATATGGGAACTTTTAAAAGAGATAAAGATGGTTCTCTTGTTAGAAGTATGTATGGTGGGCAAAACGAATACGAACTTAACTGCTATATTAATTAAATGAAACTTTCAGAGTGTATCATTGTATCTAAAGAGATAAAAGATAAATTTATCCTAGCTAAGAATAGAGATAGAGCTTATAATCCATCTTTAGAAATTGTACACACTATTATCGATGGTGTAGAAGTTGCATATCTGCACGATTTAATAACTGATTGGAGTGAAGGTTTAAACGAAAACGGAATCGGTGTTGTAAACGCAGCACTATTAGTTGGACATGATGAAGCTGAAGCTAAGCTTGTAAAGAAAGCTGGAAAGCCGGGACCTGATGGTGATAAAATGAGAAACATCATTAAACAACCTACTCTAATGGCTGCAGTAAGAGCAGCACTTCAATATAAAGGTAAGACTGGATTATCTTTAAAAGGTCATACATTCGTATCATCACCAAAACACATGGTTAGTATTGAAACTACATCTAAGCATAAGCCTGATGTTAAACTTCAAAACTCCGAATCACCTGTTGTTCGTACAAATCACGGACACATGTTTACCGATGCTGGGTACACACATGGTGAGAAATATCTAAGTTCAAAAATGAGAAAGATATCAGCTGAGAAGTCAGTTGATAAAGTAGAAGATTGGAAAGAAATAGCACAAGCTATGAGAAAGGAATACTTTCCAAATAGACCGGCTCTAAATATGAAAAGAGATACGGAAGAAATGTCTACATCATCTCAAACTGTAATGAACCTAACTGATAAGGTATTGCAAATAACATACTTTAAGAACAAAGTAAACGAATTCAAAGGTATAAATAAACAACTACCTGATGGATATCAACCTAAGATTACAATTGAAGTAATCCCAGTTTAATTTCAACATTTTAATAGAACCATATTTATATACATACAAAATGTAAATATATTAATATGTCAAATGATTTCGAATTATTTCCAGGCAAATCCCTAAATGGGTTATTTCAGGATATATACAACAACCAAGTACATAAGAAAGCAAGAATCAGCGATTTAATCAATGATTTAAAAAATATGGTTAGAAGTCCAAGCGATATGGGAAACTTAGGACCATTAATCAATTCACTAATAGATAGTTCAATCCGAAATGATGACCACTTAGTTAAGTTAGCAGCTATTGCAACTAAGATTGTTGCGGCTGATAAAAAGACTGAAGGACAAGAGGGATTCCTATCGGCATTTGAAAAAGAACAACTACTTAAAGAATTAGAAACTACTAAAGAAGAAGTTGAAAGAGTAGATGATTTGGAGTTTGAAATGGAGGAACTAAAAAAGAAAATAAAATAATATGCAAAGCGCACAAACAGCAGCAGCATCGGCAACTCAAGCAGGACAAAATTTATCTGGAGGTAGTTTTGGTACTGTTTATAGAGTAATTTTAGATGAAAAAGACCCATTTTTAAAAAACAAACAAGATGCAATTGGTAATGAGGCATCTTATGTTGGTGCTATACTATATAGATTATCATCACAAGCTATGGCTGATGAAAATTCTTTACCAGTTGCGTATCCATATGATAAAAACTTTAAAACAATACCATTACGAAATGAAACTGTAGAAATAATTAATTCAGGAACAGGCCAATCATTTTACAAAAGAATTACAGCAGAGTCATCTCCAAATTCTACAGCTGATGAAAAATTTATATCAACAAATTTTCCAGCTCAAAAATTAGATACTGATAGTGCTAAAGATATAGCAAAAGTTCAAGCAACTGGTATTGCAAAAACAAATGTAAATGCTTCTGAAAAATATGATGGATTGGGTAATTATTTTAAAAGAACTCCCGGCATTCATAAATTAAAATTATATGAAGGAGATACTATACTTGAAAGTAGATTTGGACAATCAATAAGATTTAGTGGATATAATAATCCTAAAAATGTATTTTCACCAACAATTATTATTAGAAATAATGAAAACGTTAATTCTTTGAAAAAAGTAATAATGTTTCCATCGGAAGAAGATATAAATAGAGATGGAAGTATTATAGCATTAACATCAGACCAATATCAATTAGAATTTCAACCGGGCGTTATTGATGATAAAGGTACATCGAATTTTACAACTAAACCAGAATCTTTTGATAACTACCCATCTAAATTAATAGGTGACCAAATACTTTTAAATTCCGGAAGAATAATTTTATCAGCAAAAAGTGGTGAAATGATATTCTATTCAAAAAAGAATTACGGATTTATTTCAGATGGTGGAATGTCAATTGATAACAAATTAGGAATTGATGTTACTGTGAGAGATAATATACATATAATGACTAATGATAGAGATGTTGCATTTCAAACTGGAAAGGGACATATATTTTTAGGTAATGAAAATTTAGAAGCTATGGTTAAAGGTGAAACTTTGGTAGCTTTGTTAGGTGAATTAATTGATGCAATAGCAAATCAAAATTACTTAACACCATCAGGTCCATCCAAAGTAGGACCAGAAAATCTTTCTAAATTTGCATCAATAAAATCTAAGTTGAATACTGTATTAAGTAAATTAAATCAAACATCGTAGATTATGGCAGAATTAACGCCTGCTGAAAAAGCACAAGCTCAACAAAAAGCACAAGCTGAAGCAGAAGCTAAAGCTAAAGTATTGGCAGAAAAAAAGAAAAAAGAAAATGCAGATTTAGTAGCTAAAACAAATTCAAATCCAACTTTGAAAAGGGGAGATAAGAATGATAGTGTAAAAGTACTACAAATAAAATTGAATTTAACAGCTGATGGTTCATTTGGAAATAAAACATATGAGGCTGTAAAAGAATTTCAATCAAAAAATGGATTAACCGCAGATGGTGTTGTTGGTAAGGCAACATGGGATAAACTAAATGGTACTGCAGAAACAAAAAGAATATTGGATGCATTTCCCATTACAAGAGAAGTAGTAAAACCATCAACATTAATAGTACCAACTACTTTAAATAAATTACCACAAGTAAAATTACCACAAATACCAACAAAAATGCCTGATATGCCTGGTAGTGGTTTTACTGATACATTGACTGCGGGCGGTCAAGCATTAGGTGCTGGTGTAACTGCGGGACTTGGTAGTTTAAAAGATTCGGCAGTTGGTGCATTTAACGATACGAAAGATAAAGCAAAAGCAGCAGTTACTGGTATTAAAGATGCTGCAAAGAATTTACAAAATGCATTACCAAAACAATTACCAAAGATTGAAATACCTAAAATAGAATTACCAAAGATTCCTAAATTTAAAAAGAAAGAAATACCAGAACCAAATAAAGTTAAAAAGAAAAAATTAAAAGATAAGTTGGCTGCAGCCAAAGCTCAAGCCGATTCCATAAAGCAACAGGCGCTGGCAGCTAAAGCAAAAGCAGAAGAAGAAGCAGCAAAGGTTAAATTAGCAGCAAAGAATGCACAAAAACAAGCAACTGATGCTATAAATAAAGCTAAAGGTTCTGTAACTCAATTAGCAAGTGCGGTAGCTGGACCACTTTCTCAAGCAGTAGCAATTGCAAACAATCCTCAAGCAGTAGCACAAGCATTAGCTGCACAGGCATTAGCAACTGCATCCGAAGCAGCATTAACTGGAGCAAAGGATAAATTTGATGCATCTAAATCAGCAATGTCTAATGCTAGAAAAGCAATGGAAGAAACATCAAAGACAAAGGAAATACAATATCCTGCTGGATTTTCATATGAATATAAAGTAATTGATAAAAAACCAAGAATTACAATATACAAAGATGGAGTTAGAATTGATGGAGCATCATTTCCTAAAACATACGATGAAAGAAGCGTTACGCTAGAGATGATAGAAAGAAAGAAAAGTACTTATCCTGATATTGTTAATATGAAAAGAATAAATTAATATAAAATATGTCTTGGCAAATATTCAAAGATAACATAGTAAGAATGTCTGATAACCCAGACGCTATACCAGATATAGATATTGTTGCTAAAACGTATGCTAGAGAATATGATGCTGCTATCAAACGTGGTAAGGATACAATAGAAGGAGTTTCTTTACAAAAAGGAAATGTAGATATAATGGAAGCTCTTTTTAAAGCAGCTCTTCAAAAAGGATTAACATCAACAGCTCCATATGATTTGGTTGGTGAGATGGGTAAAGGTGTGCTTGCGTATTGGGGTGGTGCAATAATGAATAACTTTCCAAATCCAAAAACATTACCACCGGGAGCAGTTTCAAATATATCAGTAACTTCAAATATTGTTATGGACCCTGGTAAATGGCAAGCATCACCACCTTCAGCACCGGCTAGTCAAAGATTTATTGACCCTGAAGAATTATTAGACCCTGATGCACAAAGAAATAATTTAGATAATGGTGAAGCGGAAGAATTCTATGCAGTAGAACCAATAACTAGCGAAGAACTTGAACAATCAAAAGCCCAACTCGAAAATTATCCATTAAGTACACCAAATTTACAAATAGAAGAAGTAACACTTATAGAAAACCCAGAAGAAATAATATACGTTGATTCGCCACCTAATATAAAGATAGAAGATGATAATATCAGAGTACCAAATGAAACTAAAACTGAACAAAAAATAGAAATTGATTTAAATGGTGCAAAAACACCAGCTAATATAGGTACTGGTGGTATGCCACCTGGATTTGAAAAATATGTTGTGGATAGAAGTAATCTTCCGCAACGAAAGGGTGCTAGTAAAAAAGATGGGTCTAATGGTTCTATTCCAAGTAAAGCGCTACAAACAATTAATGGTGGTGGTTATGGTTCTATACAATTACATATTGAAGCCGCTACTTTTTTTGCTAAATTTATAGAACAAGCTAAAAAAGATAAAGTTACATTTACTGTATCAAGTTCGTATAGGAGTTATGAAAATCAAGTAAAATGCTGGAATGAACTTGAAGCTGGTAAAGCAGCAGTTCCTGGTTATTCTAATCATGGATGGGGTATTGCTGTTGATATACGTGAGTTATATCGTGCCGTTGGTGGTAGCATACAAGCAGCTCCAAATGCAAAAGTTAGAGCTAATAGTGATTTATATAAATACTTTGCAAAAATTGCACCAAAATTTGGATGGTTTAATCCATCTACCTTATGTGATGGAACAAAGACGGATGAAGTTTGGCATTGGGAATATCACGGATTTAAAACATTCACAAAAGAATATAGAGCTCAAATTATGAAATCATAATAATATGTCAGCAGTACAACCAACAAAAAATACGGGATTAATTGTAGATGAGTTTATAAGATATGCAAACACTCATCTTTTAACTGTAAAGGGAATGATAACAACTGTTTCAGCATATCCTGGTCCATCAACCGCACCCGGAGTTGTTATGTGGAATGGGTATCAAGTAGCTGGAGCTAAAAATAGTAGAGATGGAGCTTCAACACCAGCTAATGACCTTTTTATAGGAAATGATACAAGTCCAAATAATACACCATTAACTGAAGCTCAATATTTGGCAGTAGAAGAATCTTTGGTAGGTAGTACAGAAGGAGACCCAGTTAATGGTAGTCAATCATTGGCAGCTGGATTAGCTGTACCCGAAAATGTACCTCCACCAGACCCAGCGTTATTGGAGCAAGCTGAAAAAGAAATAACGGAAGTAGTTGAACAAAATATAATCCAAGCTAGAGAGATATTAAAAAAGGAAAAAATTGAAGAAATACCAGCAAAATTACCTAAAATCCCAAATTATAAAACAAAAGTAAAAATACCAGATGAATTGGTAGTTGCTATGAGAAAATGGGGTGTTGGTAGAACCCCAGAAGATAGAGCACACTTTTTAGGACAATGTGATCATGAAACGGGTGGATTTTCACTTACTGCAGAGAATATAAGAGCATATGCCAATACTACTGCAGGTAGAATTAGAAAGGTATTTAAAGGTAGAGTTGCAAAATATACCGATGAGCAAATAGATGTATTAAAAAAAGATGAATTAAAATGGGGCGATATAGTTTATGGCCCGCAGACTGCTAAAGGGCAGGAATTAGGAAATACATCTGTTGGTGATGGTTCAAAATACAAAGGGAGAGGGTGGTTACAAATCACAGGTAAGGTAAATTATATTGGATTTAGTAAAGCAGATACACCAAAAAGAGATTATGTAGCACAACCACAATTGGTAGAATCAAGAATGACTGCATCGGATGCTTCTTGTTGGTTTTGGAAAATGAGACAATTTACTAGACATTCTAAACAGGTAACATTATATGCATGTGGTGAGGTTAGTTATAGGGTTAATGGTGGTAGAGATACTGTAGCTGAAAGATGGAAACAAACTTTAAAATATTGGGCAGAATTGCAAAGAGACCCTACACTTTGGAGTTAAATCTCAAAAATACTTAATTGAAATATTTATAAACATAACAAACAATATATGAACACAGATAAATTATTAAAAGCTATACAAATCCTTATAAAAGAGGAATTGAAGGAGCAATTACCTGCGTTAATCAAAGAATCCGTACAAAAGGAAGTAAAAAGATTATTAAGTGAAGGTAAACAACCAGTACAAACTAAAAATACTGGATTATCAATGGCTAAAGCTATGATGGAAGATGAAATTATCGAAGAATCAGTAGCACCAAAGATAGTACCTACAAAGCAATTTAGCAAAAACCCAATGATTAACCAAATTTTAAACGAAACCGCAATGACACCCGCAACTGGTGATGGTGGGTTCAGAACAATGAATTTTGGACAGGGTGATATGGGTTCAATTATAGGTAGAACTGCAATAGCTGAAAAAATGGGATATGGTGATTTAGCAAAAGGACCTTCTCCAACTGGATTGGGTGTTCAAACTGGAGTACCTGAATTAGATAAGGCTTTAAATAGAGATTATTCAGAACTTGTAAAAAGATTTAAGAAGAAGTAATGGCAATTGTATTAGGGCAGAAGCTCGTTCAAGACACTAAGAAGTATGAAGACCATGCAATAGGTATAACTTTACCTATTCAAATAGGTAATACTGCATTTAATCAGTCTTTTACAACATATGAGCAAGCTAAATCTAATATAAAGAATCTATTACTTACAAAAAAAGGTGAAAGAATAATGCAACCTAATTTTGGCAGCGGACTTCAAGAATTGTTATTTGATTTTAATGATGATACTCTATCTGAAAAAATTGAAGAAACTATAACAACTTCATTGGAAAATTGGTTACCATATATAGTTGTTCAACAAATAAACGTAAATCAATCAAACGATAACAAAGATAGAAATACAGTTGGTATTACGATATCATTTAATGTAAGGAATAGTCCTGAATTAAACACAGTATCATTTAACATTTGATAATTAAAAAAAATGGGATTAACTATTACAAATAAAAACTTTAAAAATAAAGGCAAGGACGTAAAATATCTTGGCAAGGACTTTGTTGGGTTTAGAGATAACTTAATTGAATTTTCTAAAACATATTTTCCTAAAACATATTCTGATTTTAATGAATCATCTCCTGGTATGATGTTTATTGAAATGGCATCTTATATTGGAGATTCTTTATCATACTACATAGATGATACATTGAAAGAATCTATGATGTCTTATGCAGAAGATATAAAAAGTGTAATAGCACTATCACAATATTTAGGATATAAACCAAAAGTAACATCACCAGCAGTAACAACATTAAGTGTTTATCAATTAGTTCCTTCTGTTGGAAATGGTGGTGATAACAGACCTGATGAAAAATATTATTTAAAAATAAAAGAAGGATTACTATCTCGTTCAACAAAAGATAGTATTTTATTTAGAACGGCCGATGTTGTAGATTTCTCAGAACCAGAAGGTAGAGAAGTAAGTGTATATCAAAGAGAAGCTGTTACGGGAGAACCATTATTTTATTTGGTTAAAAAGTATGTAAAAGCAATATCTGCAGAATTAAAAGAAGAAACATTTGAATTTGGTGCATATGAACCATTTCAAAAAATAATATTACAAGATACAAATGTAATTGATATATATGATTGTAGAGATACTAATAATAACAAATGGTATGAAGTTCCGTATTTAGCACAAGAAATGGTATTTATTGACCAACCAAATACTGAAGCTAATGACCAAGAATTGTATCAATTTAAATCAACTGTACCTTATATTTTAAAAACAATTAAAACTCCAAAAAGATTTGTAGTTAAAGTAAACGAAGATAGTACAACTACTATACAATTTGGGGCAGGTGATTCATCTGCTAGTGATGAGCAATTAATTCCAAACCTTAAAAATGTTGGATTAGGATTACCAAACTCTATTAGTAGATTAGAAGAATCATTTGACCCAACAAACTTCTTAAAAACAAAAACATACGGAACATCTCCATCAACAACAACTATAACTGTAAAGTATTTAGTTGGTGGTGGAGTTAATTCAAATATATCATCTGGGCAATTAACTAGAATAGAAGCAATTGAATTTGAAGAAGATACACAAAGATTAAATAGCGTTGAATTAACTCTTATGAATGCAACACAACGTTCCGTAGCTATTGATAATGAAATCCCTGCTACTGGTGGTAGGGGTGGTGAATCTTTGGAAGAAATTAGACAAAATGCATTAGCAAATTTTGGAGCACAAAATAGAGCAGTAACTGCGAAAGATTATCAAATAAGAACAATATCAATGCCAACCAAATATGGGGCAGTTGCAAAAGCATACGCTGTTGCAGATGGTACTTTAGATAATAATTCACCATCATCTATATTAGCATCACCAAATCATTTGCAAGAATTTACTGATTTAGTAATGAGTTTTGTAAATATGCCTGATAACGAAGAACCAACTAGGGCTAGTGTATCTTCTGATATTACAAAATTTTTAATTGGTAAGACTTCTAATGAAACTGAAAAAAATAATCCATTTGCAATTAATTTATATTTGCTTGGATATGACTTAAACGGAAGATTAACTAATTTAAATAAAGCAGTTAAAGAAAATATAAAAACATATATGGGGGAGTTTAAAATGCTTACTGATGGTGTTAATATTAGTGATGGATTTATTATTAATATCGGATTGGATTTTGAAATAACGGCATATCAAAATTATAATAAAAGTGAAGTATTAGCAAAATGTATTTCTGAATTAAAAGATTATTTTAATATTGATAATTGGCAATTTAATCAAACAATAAATTTGAGTGAAGTTGAATTATTAATAGCAAATGTAGAAGGAGTTGCATCCGTACCATTTTTCAAAGTAGAAAATAAATGTGGAACTCCATATTCTCCAAATTCATATAATATAGAATCGGCAACTAAGGGAAAGATTGTATATCCATCATTAGACCCATCTATATTTGAAATAAAGTTTCCAGATTCAGACATTAAAGGTAGAGTAAGATAATGGCATACTATTTTTTAACAGCATCAAAAGATGCATCGGTTTATTTACAGCAGCCAAATCAAAATACTGGTTTGGATGAAATATTAGAGATAAGTAAAATCTATTATGGTAATGTAAAGGATGTATCGAGAGCATTATTAAAATTTGATGTTGGGTTTTTATCCGCATCATTGACTGCCGGAACTATTAAAATGCAAAGTGCAGATTTAATATTAAAAGAAACTGAAAGTGAAGAAATTCCATTAGAATATACTTTATATGCATACGCTATTAGTGGCAGTTGGCAAATGGGTAAAGGTACTCGTTTTGATAATATTTCAACTGCTGGTGTAACTTGGAATTATAGAGAAGGTGATAGTAAATTAGAATGGTTACAAAACGGATTAAATTTAGGAACTGATTCAAACCCAAATGATGGTACTGGTGGTACTTGGTGGGTAGCTAATGTAGCAAATCAATCGTTCAACTATCAAACTGCCGATATCCAAATGGATGTTAAAAATATATTAAAAGGTTGGATGAGTGGTTCTACAAATGGTGGAATACCAAATGATGGTATTTTAATAAAACATTCTGATAGTGTTGAGAATGATACGCAAGATTATGGCATAGTAAAAATATTTAGTAAAGAAACAAATACAATATACCAACCAAAAATTAGAATAGGTTGGGATGACCAATCATTTGTAACTTCTTCATTATCTCCATTAACAGCAAAGGATATTAAAGTTGGAGTAACTAATTTTAAAAAAGAATATAAAGTTGATACTACACCTACTATAAGAATATTTGGT